ATTTTAATAATCACTTCGGTAAGTTGTATAAATAATTTTATGAGTGAATTAATTTGTAATCTACCAAACGCTAAAGTATACGTTAGAAAAGAATATCTACATGATGGTAAAGAAGGCCATGGAGAGTTTGTAGAAGGTCATTGGGTTAGTGCTAAATCATTACCCGGCAGAGCTTTCTACTTTGAAACATATCTGCCAGAATACGGTGCCTTATATGATAAGTTACCTATTTCTGCTTTTGTTTCATCACCAGAAACGCCTGACCCTGATTTAGAACTACAAGACTTACAATTTTGGAATTGTATGGATTATGGAGTGATGGCAATATATAAACAGTTTATAGGTTCAATGGACTTCGAAGTATTTACAAGAAGTCATCAAATATTAAAAGGAACTTATATGTTTACGCTTGATAACTATCACCCCGACCCCGACAGGATTGATTATTCAACCGCAGAAATACCAGAAGAACATAAGTCTTTTAATTGCCTTGAACTAGAGAATGGACAATATGCATTGTACCCGAATAATAGAATGAGAAAATGGCCAATATGCATTATATCCAAATAATAGAATGAGAGTATATGACAATTCTCTTACACCAAATGAACCAAAGATGCCAGACTTTAAAGTTAGCACAAAATTCTATCAGGTGGAGAATGGATATGAGTATCGTTTAGGTGACACTGATGAGTACTTTTGGAAAACAAAAGATGACTGATTGGTTATATAATAATACACAGTTTACTTCAGAAATGATTGAGGACAATATCGGTTTCGTATATGAGATAACCGATACTGAAAACAATATGAAGTATATTGGTAAAAAGAAGTTCTGGTCTAAAGTGACAAGACCTCCGTTGAAAGGTCGTAAGAATAAGAGAAGGTCTGTCAAAGAATCAGATTGGAAACTATATCACGGTTCTAGTGACGAGGTAAAACAATTGGTTGAATCAAGTGGGCCAGATCGCTTTCAAAGAAAGATAATTAGATTGTGTAAGACATTGGGTGAAATGACTTACTATGAAATGAAAGAACAGTTTGATAGAGAAGTTCTTTTAAAACCAGATGAATACTACAATGCCTTTATTGGTGGAAAGATACACCGAAAGCATATTCTCAAGAAAAACGGTTGACATTTTACTAAAATAATATAGTATAGTATATAATGATATTAGTAGATTATTCAGGTATTGCGATGGGAGCTCTATTCGCCAGAGGTGGCGGTGAAGATGAAGCACTCATTCGTCATTTTATTTTAAATTCGCTACGTATGCATAATGAAAAGTACCGTGACCAATATGGTAAGATGGTTATATGTGCAGACGGTGGCTCGTGGAGAAAAGATTATTTTCCCCAGTATAAAGCTAATCGCAAGAAAGGCAGAGAAGAAGATACAAAAGATTGGGATTCAATCTTTCAAACCTTTACAAAGATTAGGAATGAAATCGCAGAGAACTTACCATTTGATGTAGTTCACGAATATGGAGTAGAAGCAGATGATATTATCGCGGCCATAGTTCAAGAAACACAAGAGTTTGGTAAACATGAACCGGTAATGATTATCTCTGCAGATAAAGACTTTATTCAATTGCAGAAGTATTCTAATGTAAAACAATACAGTCCTTTGACTCGTAAATTACTTGAAGATAAAGACCCTGTTAGATATTTACAAGAGCACATTATGAGAGGTGACAGTGGAGATGGAGTTCCAAATGTTTTATCAGATGATGACTCTTTATGTAGTGACGACAAAAGACAATCACCACTATCTAAAAAGAAGATTGACACATGGTTAGAATCTGATAATCTAGAATCTATAATGCCATCTCAAGCATATCGCAATTGGCAACGTAACAGTAAAGTGATTGACCTAGAACAGATACCAAGTGAAATCAAAGAAAGAATTTTAAACAATTATAATAATATTAAATCAACACCTAACATGAAAGTATTGAATTATTTGATTGTCAATAGATTGAATAATCTAATCGAATCAGTAGGTGATTTTCATAGGAGGTAATATGAGTATATACGAAAAATTAGAAAAGATAGATAAGCTGAAACAACATAAGCGCAAAGTTGACCAGCTAAAAGAAATAAAAGATACAATAACCTTGTCACTAATTCAAGGTTGTTATGCAAAAAGTAATGTATTAAAGATGCCAGAAGGTGAACCACCTGGTGTAGAGTTTAAAGAAGATGGCCCAGCCCTTCAAAAGAAACATTTTATGAAACTACTTCAAAGCATGGAAATGAGCAGACATCAATGGGAAAGAGAACGTATCTATACTGAACTGCTTAATGAAGTACATGAAGGCGATGCTAAAATTCTATTATGTTTGAAAGATAGAAATCTTGCTACTCTTTTTCCAACATTCACCAAAGAGCTTATGAAAGAAGCTTTTCCAAACCTCAAAATAAAATGATTAATAAATTAGTAAATTGGTTCAAAGCAACCACAGATAAACTACTCGGTGACGTAGATGCATTGGGTACTTCATTACACAACATACCAGATGAAACACCAGCTGAAAGTATGACCCACGTCGGCACAGAACACCAAAAGACGCCTAATCTGAATAAGATGACTAAAAATCAATTAGAAGAATATGGTCGCACTGTTGGTATTGAACTCGATAGACGTAAGAAAAAAGCTACTCTCATTATTGAACTTAAAAACCATATTAACGGTTAAAAATGAATATATTTGTACTAGACAAGAATCCTAAAAAAGCCGCTGAAGAACATTGTGATAAACATGTGGTTAAGATGATTGTTGAATCAGCCCAAATGCTTTCAACCGCTCATCGTATTTTAGACGGTACACCGGTAAAGAAACCGTCTAAATCTGGTAAGACGATGCAATGGCATTATGAACTTACCGACGAAAGAGAAGATAAACTATATAAAGCAGTTCATGCTAAACATCCTTGTACTATATGGACAATGGAATCAAACGAGAATTACAATTGGCACTGGGATTTATTTAATGCTCTTTGTGATGAATACGTACATCGTTATAAGAAAGTGCATAAGACTGATTATCTGTTGAGAGGTGCTTTACTTCAGTTGCCTAAGAATATACCTCATTGTAAGATGACACCATTTCGTCAAGCAATGTTTGAAGAATGTAAACAAGAAGATACAGTCCAGGCTTATCGCACATATTACCACGCCAAAACCTTTAAAATGGCTTGGACTAATAGAAATACACCTGATTGGTGGTGAAATAAAGGCTGCTAAAACCCTAATTTTCCTAAATAGAAGAAAAGGAAAATAGGGAATGGCCAAAAAAGACCAAAATAAAACTGAAGAAGAACTATCTTTGGAAGAAGCAATCAATGCTGTCCGCAGGTTGGCAAAACCTGATAGAAAGAACGAAGAATTAGAACTATTAAAAGAAGCTTCTGCTAAATTATTAGAAGAAGTTCAACCTGGTTTTGAGTTTGAGGACGAGGAAGGCGGAGGTGGAGGTAGTGGTGCCGTTACCGAAGAGTTAAAGAAAGCACCAGGTTTCCTAGAACATGTAGGAAGCCAAGTTGCAGCACTGGGGCCCGCTGGAGTAATCGCGATCAGTTCTGCAACTTATTTTCAAGTCGATACTGTGGTCGAAGAAACACGAGAGGTCGCAATTATTGCAGAAGAGAAATGGGAAGAGTTCGAGTTCGAGCATCCAAATATTGGTTGGCACGATCCGTTAGCGTCCTTTACAACAATAGTTGGTGTTGATATACCAAACATAGACCCACCAGCGCCACCACCTGAAACACCTAACCCAGAGCCAGATGCACCTATCATTGAAGATACTGAATCAACTGTTGAAGAAACGGAAACAACCGAGTCAACTGAAGAAACAGCTGACAAAGGAGCTGAATCCACTGAAGAAAACACTGAAGAAAACACTGAGGAATCTAAAGAAGAATCTGACGAAAAAGTAGAAGATAAGGAATCAGAAGAAGAGCCAAAGAAAAAGAAAAAGAAGAAAGGTTTGTTTGGCCTTTTTGGTGATGACGAGGACGAGGAAGAAGAGGAAGAGGAGCAAGAAGAAGAATCTGAAGAACCTGTAGAGGAAGAAGCAGAAGAAGAGGCTGAGGAATCAGAAGAAGAATCTGAAGAGCCAGCTGAAGAAGAAAAAGAAGAGCCTAAACAAGAAGAGAAAGCAGAAGAACCTGTAGAAGAAGAAAAGGCTGAGGAACCTGCTGAAGAAGAACAAGCAGAAGAGAAACCTAAAAAGAAGAAAGGATTATTTTCTTTCTTTAGTAGTGATGACGATGAAGAAGCAGAGGAACCTGAAGAAGAACAGGTAGAAGAAACTACTGAAGAAACACAAGAGCCGGTTGAAGAAGAGGCAGAGCCAGAAGCAGAACCTGAGCCCGAGCCAGAAGCCGAGCCACAAGAATCTAATGACTCAGAACCCGAAGCTGAGCCAAAATCAGAACCAAAAAAATCTAGTGGGTTATTCTCCAATTTATTCGGAGGTGGAGATGATGAGCCCGCAGATGACCAAGGAGAAAGCGAAACACAAGATGACAACAACTCAATTCTATCAGACACTGGACCTACAGACTCGGAAGCAGGTGAAACGAGAGAACCAAAAGCGCAAGCGCCAGAAGTTACTCAACCGGATGTACCACCCGCCCCAAGTTCGAACGGAGATTCAGGCAGCATAGAACCAGAAGTTGAAGTCGCTGAGGTCGATGATATTGCAATACCAGAAGTTGAATTTGATGCTTCTGAAGGTATAGAAATGATGAACGATATTAAACCTCACTCTGACGTTGACTTTGGTGAACTTCCAAATGTGGAGACACCATTAGACAACATACATCACGTGGTGTCTCCCGTGGGAGCCATAGTAAGCAATAATCAATAGAAAGGAAAATTATGTTAGTTGATTTAATACAAGACGCAAAAGGAAACTTAATTCAGATAGCAATAGCAAGTATTGGTATATTGGCTGTTCTCTTTATGTTCATACCAAAAGATTGCTGGTTAAAAAAACAATTAGATGTGTTCGGACAGATATTTGGATTTTTAGGAAACATATTTAGAAAATAAAAAAATGAAAAAACTACTATCACTACTATTATTCACCACAACAATAGCGCATGCCGTTATTATCGAGCCAACAACTCGACCCCTACCGATTATTGAACCTACACCACCAACTATTGAGTTAACTACTATTACGTTCTCTCAATTTTATTTGGATGTAAAGTATCAATCATACTTAAGACCCAATGGTAACTCTCAATACGACGAAGGGTTATATGCTTATGACTTAGCAAGATTTACAGTCGATACGAGCGGTGATTATAGAATCAAGAATACATATTTCGACGCAGCGTATGTTGGAGTAGATGAAGATTATACAACAAATGAAAGCTATAATTTTATTGCTCCTAATACACCATCGTGGAAAGCAGATACAATGATTTATGTTTACGACGAAGTGCCAAATATATTGACACCAACTAATCCATTATACTTTGCAGATAACGATGATAATCCTAACTATGATGGAGAAAATAATGATGGTGATTTACTATTCAGTTTAACAGGTACGCTCGAAGCCGAAACAGACTATTGGGCAATCATTACTACATTTGACCCGAAGGTAGTGGGTTATGGTTCTTTAGAGATTACGGGCCCAGGCGCAGTTGATATAACCGTTATACCAGAATTGTCTACATATGCTTTATTAATTGCATTTGGTGCATTCTTATTTGTAGCAATTAGAAAGAGGCATGAATAATGTGGAAGTTTTTGTTATGTGGACTATCGTGGTGTTCCTTATTATCGTTGTGTGGTGCGAATACGACTACTGGAAGTGAAGAGAATCTACTTCCACCAGAACTAAAAGTAAAGTTTACATCATACAGTCGTGTATTCTATGATGACAATATTTTTACTGCCGCATCTGGCGCAGCAAAAGACGATTCTTTATTCTATTCTCAAACATTAAAGATAGCATATAAAGATGACTTATTCCAAGCAACGGCTACACCAGAGCTTAGATATCGTCAAGCAGATAGTCGTAGATTTATATTTGGTAATGCTATGTTTAAGAAACAGGCTAACTTTACACCCAAGCTTCAATTTGAATTAGGTGGATTTTTATCTCATGCTGAAAAAGAACCAACAGGATTTGATGATGTTGCAGACATTACATTCCTTATGGGTAAATGGCATTATCAACTTACTCT